AAAGAAGGAAATCTATCAGCTTCGTCAACTTCTTCTAGAGGTTTTTTCTTTTCTACGTAAAGTGTAACGGCATGCTGCCCGGTTGTAGCTCCGGCCACCTCTTTAATACCAACACCAACTCCAATCCAATTAGAGTTTTGAACAAAAAGTTCCTTTGCTTTGTCTTTTAAATGTGTTCCTGTCATTTTTATTCCTCATAGGTTACCCATATAGTATTTACAAAATCATGAAAATTAGTCGGTGTTTGTGTGCGTGTTTGTGTGCGTGTTTGTGTTTGTGTCTGTGTTGGTGTCTGTGATTGAGTAGGTGTCCTTGTTTGTGTTGGTGTTGGTGTCAATCGAGGTGTTTCTGTCCGTGTCCGTGTCCGTGTGGTTGTTTGTGTTCTTGTTTGTGTAGGTGTCTGTGTTGCTGTCTGAGTTAATGTTTTTGATTGTGTTACTGTTATTGTTAGTGTTGGTGAAGCATTTTGTGTTTCTGTTCTTGTTCTTGTTCTTGTTTGGGTAGGTGTTTGTGTTTGTGTAGGTGTCTGTGTTTGTGTCTTTGTTTTACTTTGTGTAATTGATTTCGTTACCGTAGCTGTTCGTGTTTGTGTTGTTGATTGTGTCTGTGTCGGTGTTCTTGTTCTTGTTCGTGTTTGAGTAGGTGTTTGAGTTTGAGTAGGTGTTTGAGTTTGTGTTGGTGTGACTCCGGGGGATTTGGTTGGTGTTTGTGTTGATGTTTGAGTTGATGTAGGTGTTTGAGTTTGAGTGCTTGTAGGGGATGAATTTTTTGTCGGTGTTACAGATCTTGTTGGTGTTTGAGTACGTGTATTTGTTCTTGTTTGTGTTTGTGTTGGTTCTGGTGTGAATGTATTTGATGGGGTGACTGTATTTGTAGAAGTACGTGTTCTTGTTTGAGTTTGGGTGGGTGATTGAGTAAGGGTTCTTGAAGGTGTTCTTGTCGGTGAAGCTGCTCGAGTACCTGTTTGAGTTTGAGTGCTTGTTTGTGTAGCTGTTTGAGTAGGTGTTTGAGTTTGTGTTGGTGTGTATGTAGGAGACGCAGTTGGTGTTATTGTTTGAGTAGGTGTTCGAGAACCCGTTGCAGTAGTTGATGGTGTTTGTGTTCTTGTTTGTGTGTTTGTAGGTGTCTGAGTCTGCGTTTGGGACTGTGTAGGTGTATTAGTAGGCGTAGCAGTGTATGTAGTTGTCTGTGTTACCGATTTCGTTCTCGTAGGCGTTTTTGTTGTGCCTTGACTTGGAGTAACGCTTTGTGTTGGTGTTTGAGTATATGTTTTTGTTTGTGTGAGTGTCTGTGTATGAGTAACATTTCGAGTACCAGTTCTCGTTTGAGTAGTTGTTATCGTTCTAGTATTTGTTCTTGTCTTAGTAGGTGTGGGTGTAATAGGATCGAAAAAGCTCTGTGCATAATAATCAGGTGCTACTGGCCAAATTGTTTGCCCACCAGGTGCTGTAATTACAAACAGAAAATGCCCGGTTGCTCTAGCAGATAAAGCTGTAATATTAACTTTTATTTCTTGAGTTGAATTATCTATTACTACTTGTCCACCAAAATCTTCAACATTAAACCCACTAAATGCAGGGAACCGTGCAGACAAAGTACTATTTTCTGAAAAATAGTCTACACTGCTTAAAGGGGTAGAAGATAAGTTGCCCGAAAAAAACGTATCTGGATTTGCAGCACTCAAAAAAACCTGATAATATTTTTGTAAGCCTTGTACACCTGCAGGTTTTAACCAAGGAGAATCAAAAACAAAAGTAGTAGGGTTTTGAGTAAATACTATAGTATTTTTACCTAAAAGGCTTTCTTGTCTTACTAATAAAGGTATTGCTCTTCTCATGGGCCTTGATCTTGTGTTGTTCTAAATACTTCTATTTCATCAGGGAAAGCTGAAATTGTAAATGTATCCATTCCGGGGTCACCTGATAATTGTGTATTAAGTGATGGAAAATTATCTGATGTAAGTACTGTACCAGTACGCTCAGTACCACTAACAGGGTACCAATTGGTTGTAACTTTGTATATATTATCAATAGGTGTTTCGGACGCAGGAAATATCCAACCTTTTATTGTAAAGGTAGTGTCGGCTATAATTCTGGCCTTATCACTTGCTCTTAATTCTAACGGGTACTGTAAATTAATATTTCCATCCCACAATACTTCACTTCTAATTTCTTGAGCTTCTACTAAACTTGTTAATGCTTTAGGTACAGGCCAACTAATAATAACATATGGGTTTGTATAAGGAATAAAATTACTAAGAATTTGGTCCATATCTAACTGGTATCGGGTTAAGATACTAAAGTTTACATTTATGTTAACGGGTGTAGGGGCATTATACTTATCATGTGTAAAATTATCTTGATAATAAAAAGCATTACCTGAACCAGATTGACCTACAGCGGGTAATTTATTAAAAACTCTATCATTATCCCTTGACATACTATTGATACTAATAGCAACAACTGGTAATGTTATTGTTTTTGCTTCGTTTATAAGATCATATAATACTCGTTGTTTAGGAGCATAGAGATATCTAACATATATTCGATCTTTTTGTACCCTATTTTTGTTATATCTTCCAATAACTATAGAGTCAAAAGCATTCGCAAATTGAATAATTAAATCCTGAATTTCGAAATAATTTGACTTCCACCGCATTTTTATTATTTATTCAGACCAAACGTTCAATGAAATGTTTAGGTAGCTTTGTTTTATTTTGTGATATCAAAGTTCTCGCTTTACCATCTAAAACATAAGTAACTGCGTAATCAGCTTTTGAACGTGTGCACCTACCTGTAGTCTGAACCAATGCACTTAAAGTTTTGTTTGAATACCAATCTTTATCCATATCAAACATCTTTTTGATACGTTTATTTGATAACGGTGGGTACGGTGTTTTAACAATAATTTGAAATCTACCCTTTTCAGCATTTAAATCAGTACCAAAACCTAAAGAAGGTGATACTAACACAGTAGGTTTGGATGTTCTAAAATGCTCTTTTAAAATCTTTTCATTATTTGCTGTTTGTTCTCTAAACAAAAATCTATCACCGACTAATTTGGTTTGTAAATAATTACATATCTCTAATGAATGGGTATGTATAATACCTTTTTCATCCTTGTGATGATCGCACAAATCTTGAACATTTTTTGCCAACACCGGTAAAAATCTTTGTAAATTTTGATAGTTGAGTACCGGTTTAGAAGAAAGATAAACCGGTGACTTCTTTGGATCAAATACCGATGGTGATTCTATATATTTGTACTTTTTAATACCTAACCCTTTAGCATATGCTTTGTGGTCTGTAATTGTGGCAGACATTAATAAAATATTATCACCATAATCAAATATATGCTTGCTTAAGTTATCAATTTTCAGAGGGGTAAAGCTCACTCTATCCGACTTAGTATCAACAACGTACTCACATTTATGCCAAGTTTGTTCTACTGTTGTTAAATCGCCGTGAAGCATTTTAAGATACTTTAACTTATTTGCTTCTGAGAGAGATAATACATTTATTTTACTTGAATTTTTATTAGTTAACTCATTCGCTTTTTCACTTATAACAAAAATTAAATTTATAAGCCACCTGTATTGGATATCGTATTTTTCAGATCGTAGTTTACTATACTCAATGTTATATAAATCTAACCGTTTGTAATCTATTTCAGCACTAAATCGTCTGACCAATTCTTCTTCTAATTCTGAAGCTTCGTCACACACAATAAAATTTCTACGTTTAACATGCTGTGGTAATGCCATAAACATTTTGTAATTTAAAACAGCAAACGGATTTGATAAAGAATTATTTCTATTTGAAAAATACGTACAACTATTCTTTGCCCAACATTCGTTTTTTAATTTAGGTGTATGAATACATGGAGCTGTATCAACATTAAAACTTTCATCAACAGTACATATATAATTTTGTTTACCTTTTAATATTTCTATATCATCAAACAACAATTTATATTGATCCTGTAATTGCTTTGTAATGGTTAATGCAAACGTCCCAAATGCAGGCTCACTTAAACAATCTTTTTCAAAAATATAATTTCCATGTTGGTCTTTTCGATATGCTTCATAGGAGTTTATTAGCTCCTTAAAATGCTTTGTTGGGTTAGCACCAACGTTACCTAAAGTTCTCGGTATAAAGCTTTTACCGGTTCCAGTAGGAGCTGAAACGATTACGTATTTGTAACCATCTTCATACGCCTTTTCAATTTCTTTTAAAAGCGTTACTTGCGAATTAGATGGATTATACCCGTATGGAAATTTTGCCACATACTTGCTGAACATATTACTTAGTATATATGGACTCAATAAGCAGTCAACTAATTGGCACTGTAAACACCATCAACTATACTATCAAAATTATCTTTCTTTGTATGCATCTGAACATCGTCAACTTGATGTGTTGACATTTCTGCAAGTAGATCATCTGAAGCATTTCTCAAAACACACCGGCACATACTATAGTGACCAGTAGAAGAATCTCTTCCAGTAAAGCCTCTGCCATGGCAACGTTTGCAGTTTGATTTAGGGTTGTCGGTAATTTTTAATTGACCACAATCCAAAAAATTTGTATACTCTTTTTGTAAATCGTACACTTCACCACTAAAAACACTAAAATATTTTAAAGTCATAATTTTTTTAAAACCATTTTTACATCATAAAATTTTGAATTTTTCTTAGGTTTTAATCTTTTTACTTTTGCTAATCTAACTATATCGTTAAAAACAAATTTATTAAGGTTATAATCAAAAACAATACAATTCTCATAATCTAATAATTCATAAGGATAAGGGACCTCAAACGATTTTATGCCTCCTTTTTGTACTTCTAACTTAAATTCAAGAAAAAAATCCTTTATATTTACATTAATAAGTTTACCTTTTTTGATAATTTTACCTTCAATATCAAAACATATATCATTCAAAAAAAATTTATGAAACTTTTCCTCGACTTCTTCTATGAGTTTTACTACCATTATGTATTTTGGAAATTAATTTTTTCTTGTTGAGAGAGATTTTCTAAATTATCTACATAATAAGTCCAAAATTCATCATCGGCGGGAATTGTTTTTATTAAATCAACGTTACTACAATTAATTTGTCGATAATTTTGCATAAAAATATCCCATACGATAATTAAATTTTTTATTGCTGGATCATAATCTTGAAAATTTGCTGTAGGTCTAAAATTTAGCGTCAATCGCCCGTTTTCGCTATTCAAAAGTGTAAAACTATTAGTACAAAGCATCCTTCTAGTAGGGGGAGACCCTGCTTTAAATACTCTTCTAGCAAACTTTACTTCACATACATTATTTTTAAGAAGAGTTAATAGTTGTGATCTACTTGTTTTCAAAAGGTTTTACTATTCCAAAAATTCTACTTTCGTTAAGAAAAATGCCCTTTCTAACTTTACCAATACCATCAACTTCAATATTGGCAATAGGAATTCCTAAATTATTTGGAAAACAAATATGATCCCCGGGTTTTACATATTCTGTCTTTGTACCTGCTAGCAATACTTCCCCGATACGCCATGCTTTTGTATCGGTGTTTAAAGGAATATGAATACCGTTTCTTACAAGACATTTACCATCTTCTGTTTCATCTTTATATTTGCAAAGAATTACATCTTCCATTAATGTACACATTTGATAACCAATGATTGCAGAATCAAATGAACCTTCTGAGGGTTCCGAAAGATCAATAAGGCTTCTTTTAGGTGTTAATAAGTCTATACTTTTTTGTGGCATGTAAAGACTTATTATATTAATACGTTATTTCAATGCCAGTTTAATATTAGTCATGTCTACTTGGCCGCTATCAACATACTGCTGCACTTCTCTTTTAGAAATTTCAAATTTTTTAGCCAAAAATTTTACTATTTCATCATAATTTTGTATATCTTTTCTCTTTTCTTTTTTAATATAATGAATACGACCAGGAGAACCTTTTGGTATAATTTTTACAAGATATTCATACCATTCTTTTTTTGAATCAAATACATTATAATATTTGTTAGTTGTTTCATTAATTATAGATGCATTGTCTGGAGAGTACATACTAACCCAACGATTAACAAGATAGCCATTAAACTGATCTTCATCCTCTACGTTTTCTATAACGTCTCCTTTTTTACCGAATATTATATCATTTATAAATGTAAAAATAGTATTCACTTCAAATCAGTACCTAACAACTTTGCACCTTTTAATTTTTCTTGATATTTGTATAAATGTTTTTGCCAAGTATGATATTCGTACAATTCTCTCAAATATCTAAACCAATTGATTATCATCATAAACCTATATTTCATAATATTATTTAATTATTACTTTTGACGTTGCAATGAACATGTCATCATTTAATTCATAAAAGAGTTTCTGTACATCTTTCATAAACTCTTCTGCTGACTCGTCATTAAATTCTGTACTAAATGCAAATGCAGGTGCCTTCTTACCAGCTTTTATATTAAGAGCAGTATGACCCAAAGCAATACCAGATTTAACATAAGTGATACTCACACTTACTTTACCTTCTTGCTGAGTAACACCACCTTGTGTAAATTCTTTTTCCACCATGATATCATCACCATCCATCCTTACAGGACAATTTAAATATTTCACACTACTTAGAATATTAGCAATATGAGTGTTAAAAAGTCTTTGATATGCAACTGCACCAAATGCATTGTCTAAAATAGGAATTTCCCATAGAAAGTTTATTGCATCATCACTCCAAATAAACTCTTGTCGATCAATATCTTCTTGATCAATCATACCATCAGCCAAAACTTCCATTGGCGCTCTAAAACATAAAATATTCCCTATAGGTAATACCTTATCTTTAAAGAATTTGTATGCAAACCTATCATGAAGCAAATTGCCGTCGTATTTATCGATATTAAAATCCATATGATATATTATAGATCAGGCAACTGAGAACTCAATTTTTTTTTCCATCTTTTATTTGCTTCAATAATTATTTTTTTTGTTTGAGATTTACCCAACCAACCATTAACAATAGAAATTTTATCCTTTTCTAAATCTTTATAATGAGTAAAAAATTGTAAAGTAGTTGCTAGCCAATGAGGATCTAAATCTTTTAAACTTTTATAATCTTTAATATGTGAAGTAGGGACACCTACGACTTTATAATCTTTTTTCCCCGTGTCATCCATATCCAAAATACCAATTGGTTTTACGGCTACTAAAGTACTAGTGCGTAACGGTACATTATTATATATCAATACATCCAATGGGTCGTCATCTAAAGCATACGTTTGGGGGATAAATCCATAAGAACAAGTGTATCTCATACTGCTATATAGACATCTGCTAAGTTTAAAAATATTAAGCTCCTCATCATATTCATATTTTGAATTGCTATCCTTTTCAACTTCCACAACTGCATTTACTATTAAAGGTGAATCTACCCCAATAGGAATATCATTTACTAAGTTTGTCATATTTTTGGTCTTACAAGAACATACCCTTGATGTACGAATATTTTCTTAAAATCATGAGTATCACGAAACCTATTATACAAAAAATCTAAATTTTTTCCATTTACTAATTCTTCTCTTGTTATGTTGTGACCGTGATTTATGTTATGTTGGTTAAATCCAATACCATTAATTTTTATATCTTCATAAATCCATAAATCATCAACTATTAAAAAATCCTTATATAAATTTGTTCTTTCACCGATTAATTCTATTTCTTTTTCTAAGGGTAAATTTACAGTTGGTTCTAGATTCAAACATTGATCGTAAGGAACCAAGTGTGCGTCAGCTCCGGGGAAGTGAGCATCAAGCCAAAAAGTAATATTGCCTTTTAATTTTGGAAGTAAAGTTTTTAGCACTTCATGAGAGTTTCCTTCATGAATAAAAACTTGAGGAAAAGTCTTAAATTTTTCTTTTGCTTGATTATAAAGAGTTGGTTCAATTTCAATTGAATGTATCTCTTCGAACCCTTGTTTTATTGCATATTCTACCCCATCCCCATATAGAGTACCGGTTTCTACAAAATAAGGTGTTTTGTTATGTTTTTGAGCTTCTTTTAAATCGAAAATAGAAATATCTCCCATAATAAAACTTAATTACCAATTACAAAAATTCCATTTAACTCTTTTAGGAATATACCCTATGTGGCCCCAACAAGCAGGGTTAAATTTACTGTACAAATTAAAAACCTTTCCTTTTAAACTTAACTTTTCTAAAAGATAAATGAAACAAGTTTCAACCATATGAATTTCAGCAGCGTTTTCAAAAACTTTACACCAATCAAAAACAGAATAATCATCCAAATGTTCTAATTTTATTATTTTTTTATCTCCATTATACTTAACTCTTCTAGAAGCAGTTGCAGGAGGGGTACCATACACACCACTTACAACAACGTAATCATCAGTTGCTTTTATAC